ATCGGAGAAGCGCGCCGAGGCGATTGCGCGATTCCTGGGCGAACCCTACGGGGACGAACGCGAAGGCCGCTCGCAAGTGGTCGCAACAGACTTGCGGGATACGGTGCTGTGGGCCATGCCGCAATTGCTGCGGGTGTTCCTCGGCGGCGACGAGTTGGTGCGCTTCGATCCTCGCGGCCCGGAGGACGAGCAGCAGGCGAAGCTGGAAACCGAGTACATCAACTGGCTTGCTCTTGAGCGCAACGACGCATTCCAGCACTTTTGCACGTTTGTGCAGGACGCTTTGCTCTTGGGCACCGGCTATGCAAAGGTCTGGTGGGATGTCAACGAGGACATCCAGACCGAAACGTACTACGGCAAGTCGGACGACGAAATCGGAATGCTGGTCAACGATCCCGATATTGAGGTCGTCGAACACAGCGCGTACCCCGATCCGGCGGGCGGCGGCGGGATGTACATGGACCCGCTCGCCGGTCCGGTTCCCTTGCCTGCGCCGACGCTGCACGACGTAAAGGTAAAGCGCCGCTACGCCGAGGAAATGGCGAAGTACGCCGCCGTTCCGCCTGAGGAATTGCTAGTCCATAAGACGGTTAGGACGGGTTCGGTGCAGGATGCCGCGTTCGTCGAGCATCGCCGGATGGTGACGCTCTCCGAGTTGCGGGAGATGGGTTACGACATCGCCGACGACGAATTCAGCGCCGACGATTGGATCGACAGCGCGGAGGAAGAAGCGCGCAATCGGTACGAGGACGAACACAGCGAGGCAATCGACGCCGACCCGTCCATGCGCCGTGTGCTGTACCGCGAGTGCTACCTGCGGGTCGACATCGACCGGGACGGTATTGCCGAACTGCGCAAGGTCTGCATTGCGAACAAGAAGGTACTGGACAGCGACGAGGCCGATTGCGTGCCGTTCGCCGCCTTCTCGCCGATCCTGTTCGGCCACCGGCACCACGGGCTGAGTTTCTACGACTTGCTGGCCGAGATTACGGCGATCAAGACGGCGCTGCTGCGGGGCATGTTGGACAGCCAGTACCTTGCGGTTCAACCCCGGACGGCGGTCGATGTCAACCGGGTGAATCTGGACGACATGCTCGTCTCGCGGCCCGGTGGGGTGGTGCGGGTCAATGGCGATCCTGCCAGCGCAACCATGCCGCTGGTCACGCCTGACGTGGGCAAGACGGCTCTGTCGGGCATCCAGTACGTCGATGCGTGGAAGCAGGACGCGAGCGGCATCAACCCGTATTTCCAGGGCGGGGCGATGCTCGATAGCCAGGCGCTGAACAAGACCGCCTCGGGCGTCTCGCAGTTGATAACGCAGGCGCAAAGCCGGATCGAGGCGATTGCGCGGTCACTGTCGGACGGTGTGCGCGATCTGTTCATGTTGCTGCACCAGATCACGCTCAAGAACGCGACGAGGGCAGAGAAAGTCCGCCTGTCGAACGAGTGGGTGCCGATCGACCCGAGGGAATGGGTGCGGCGGGCGAACCTGAGCGTGCAGGTAGCACTTGGGGCGGGTTCGAAGGAGATGCAGACGCAGCAGTTGCAGCAGTTGCTTGCCATGCAGATGCAACTGATGCCCGCCGGCATGGTCAAGCCGGAGAACCTCTACAACACCGCGTCGAGGCTCACGCAGGCGATGGGGTTCAGGTCGCCGGAAGAGTTCTGGACCGATCCGAGCAAGCAACCTCCGCAGCCGCCGCCGCCGAATCCGGTTGTGCAGGCCGAACAGATCAAGGCGCAGACGACACTACAGGTCAAGCAGGCCGAAATGCAGGCGCAGGCTGCGGACGATCAGCGCCAGTTCGCTATCGAGCAGCAGCGGTTGCAGGCCGAGATGCAGTCCGAGCAAGCGAAGGTGCAGATGCAGGCAGAGCTTGAGCGATACAAAGCGGAGTTGGACGCGCAGCTAGAGCGCGAGAAGGCCGAGCTGCAACGGCAGACGCAGTTGCAGATTGCGCGGATGAACGCATACACCCAGCGTCAGGCGAACCTGTCTGGGGTCAAGGTGCGTCGCAATGGACATTAACGCGCCAGTTGCCGGCGAGATGGACTTTGCCGAGCCGATTGCCGGCGAGATGGACGGCGAGGATGTCATTGATGCTGCACAGGCGATTATGGACACGCTCACGACCATCGTCTCGTTGCAGCAGCAGCAATTGCAGTTGCTGGCGATGTTGGCGCAGCAAATGACGAGGCCGAAGCGGATCGTGCGCGATTCGTCGGGTCGGGCTTTGGGTGTTGAAACGGTTCAAGGGGATTAGAGATGGCATCGGACAACATTGGTACGCGAGACTTGGTAGCGGCGAAGATGGTTATGAACCAACGCCAGGACGACGGCCTGATAGCACACGGCCACGTTCGCGTCGAGTGCGTGCGCGACGGCCAGGTGATTTGGGTCGACGAAGGGCCGAATCTGATCGTCACGACAGGCAGGAACAAGCTGCTGGACGAGACGCTGGCCGGGTCGGGCTACACCGCCGCCTGGTACATGGGCCTGATCGACAACGCCGGGTTTTCGGCCATTGCCGCCGCCGACACGATGGCCAGTCACGCCGGATGGGCCGAGGCCGACGAGTACGACGAGGCGACGCGCGAGGCGCTGGCATTCTCTGCCGCGTCTGCCGGGTCGAAAGCGACTTCGGCTGCGGCGTCGTTCACGATCAGCGCGTCGATCACGGTCAACGGCGTATTTATCGCGTCGTCGTCCACGAAGAACGAGTCCGCGTCGATCCTGTTCGCGGCGAAGTCGTTCTCGGCGACGCGGGCGGTGGTGGACAACGACGTGCTGAACGTGACCTATACCGCGTCGCTGACGGCGAGTTGATCATGGCCGTGCCAACCGCGCCGGGCACTGCCGGCTACATCGACCAGTTCACGGCCACGCTCACGAACAAGGACTCGGTGGCGGCGGGCGACTACGTTCGCATCCGTCTGATGCGTGACGCCGACGACGGCACGAACGATACCGCGAGCGGCGATTGCTACGTCCTGATGGCAGAGATCCGCGAGGCTTGATCCGTGGCCCGTCGCTTCACCAACGGGACAACCGACGAAATCGACTTCGGGTCGTTCGCCGCGCTCGAGGGTGTTGGCGCGGCAACGTTCGCTGTTTGGCTGAAGAAGCGCACCGCCGACGACTACTTCTCGCACTTGCTCTGCAAGACGGCGAGCGGCCCGGACGGCATGAACCTCATGCACGGGGCGTCAGGGTTCGGCGACGACGGGATCTACGCTTCGGTGTCCCTCGCCGGGACCGAGGCTGACCTGTACATCAACACGGTGTTCACAGTTGACGTGTGGTATCACGTCGCGCTGCGGTTCGACGGGTCACAGACTGGCAATGATCGCCTGCACCTGTACATCAACGGCGCGCAGCAGTCTGTGTCTCGTGCACTCACGACCTACCCAGCGACCATCGGCGGGTCGGGCGCGAACCTGCGGATCGGTGGGACGGACCACGAGACGGATGTTCGGCCGAGCGACGACATTGCGTGGGCAGCGGTGTGGCTCTCGGCGCTGTCCGGAACGACCATCGGCTATCTGGCGGCGGGCCGAAATCCGATGAACTATTCGCCGGCATTCTGCGTCCCGCTGAAGGGCGACTCGCCCGAGGTCGATCTGGTGGGCAGTGTGAGCGGATCGGTGACGGGCACCTCGTCAGTGAGCGGGCCGGCGATTGACCCATGGCTCTCGCTGCCGAGCATGAGCAGCATCACGGCGACGACTGGCGTTCCTCGCGTTACGTTGACGTTCTGACATGGCCGCGCCGCTGATCGAAGCCGGTGACATCACCGAGAGTGGCAACAACACCGCTTCGTCCTCGTGGGCAGTCAGCTATCCGAATGCGTCGGCCGGCGATCTGCTGATCTTCAATCTCGGGTGGGATGACTCGACAACTACGTCGAGCGTTACTGCTCCGGCGGGTCCGAATGGCGAGGTACTCTCGTCAATTGCCGGCCCGGTCGCATCGAACAGCACGGAAGTTCGCGGACAGTCGTGGTTCACGATTGCCACAGGGACGTGGACAGCCAGCACGCTGACATTCACGCCGTCCGCTAGCGAGCAGTGGACGGCGGGGGTCATCAAAGTACCTGCCGGGGAGTTCGACCCTCGCGACCCGATGGGGGCAGCGAGTACTCGGGCATCGGCCAACACCGCTGACACGACGGTCGATAGTGTCGGGTATGCAATTGGCGCGGCAGACGGCGGCGGAACGCTGGTCTGGTTTGCGATTGTCGATACCAATGCGCTCGGGTCGCTGTCGAGCGGATGGACTTCGCGAGTTACGCGTGACCGTGGTGCTGTTGCGATTGGGATCGCGACACGCAATGCTGCGACTACTGCGAGTGAAACCACGTCGAGCACAGACACGTGGGGCATCTCTGCTGACTCGTGGGCAAGCATCGCCTACGTCGTGCGTCCGCCACCGACGCTGTATTACGTCGTCTACCCCTCGGCAGCATCCGAGCCGAGCGCGGCGCAGGTCAAGGCCGGGCAGCAACAGTCAGGTGCGGCGGCGACGGCTGCGGGTAGCGAGACTGCGCGAACGACGACGGGCGAGGAGGTATTCGCCGCCGCTGCAACGGGGCTGACTGGCGGGACGAGCTATAAGACGTCGTTTGTCTGGTCGGATGGGGCGAACGATTCGGCTGTTCACACGACTGCGGCTTGGACGACGGCCGCGATTTACAACGAGGATACGACTGACAGCGGTGCGCTG